TTTCTCAAGGCCGTCGATCCGTTCATGTGCGGATGATACTGTTCGTTTGTCCATGAACTACTCCTACGGCTTAGTCGGCCAGTCAGCCTCGCCCAAATCGGGCCAGTTAGCATGAGTTGTTATATCACGCAATGCTTGGCGGTACGCTGTTTGTTCAGCAGTCATAGTTAGGTCAGTTGAAGCCCACCAATCTGTCTCTGTTAGTAGTGAAGCACGTGTACCTCGGTGCATATCTGGCAAAGCATCTAAACGATCAGCTTCCTTTTGCGCATCGTATGCAGTGCGCTCTGCGGAAGTGTACTTATCGGACACCTGCCAAGTTTGAACATAAGTATCGCCGCTGATTACAGGAGTAATCTCCTCACAGTTTTGATATTCTGGGTCATACTCAGGAAAATCCGCGTACTGGAAAGGGGCATATCCGTATGCAGCAACGTCAATCTTGGTCACATCTCTAGGGAAGCTGACGTTTGGATTTTCGTGTTTTATACGACTATGTGTTACAGGCCATTCAGTAGGCACACCATTTTCAAGTTTAACTAGCATATCTCTTCTCCTTACGGTGTGCCTACATCAGTGGACGGGAATGTTCGGGTGTCACCCGGCCAGATGATACGAACCGCGCCACTAGCGCCTTTTGTTCCAACTGCTTGATTTGAGGATGTTCCAGATTTTAGACTTGCACCACCGCCAGCGCCGAAAAGACCACCTGCACCCCCTCTTCTCAAACTAGAGTTTACAGGATTACCCCCATCATATCCATCTTGACCGCCTGAACCGCCACCGCCGCCATTACTTGCTGATCCCCCAGAACCGTTGCTGCCTAGCCCGTATACACCAACGCCTCCACCACCAGCAGAACTGTAGTTATCGGCAGACTCTGATCCAGTGCCACCACCGCCACCACCTGCCCCGCCAGAACCTGCTAATCCACTACCATATTGCCCAGCACCTCCTCGACCACCAGCACCAGAATAGCCACCAGCACCGCCGCCGCCGCCCGAAAACAAGCTTCCACCAATAGCTCCACCATTACCACCTGAACCGCCTGTTCCTGCGGCAACAGTACCACCTGTTCCTCCTGCACCGTTGGAGTAGGTTCTACTTTTACCCCCACCACCTCCATTTGCGGCAACTGTAGAAGTGGAATTAAAATAGGATTGATCCCCTGTTTCACCAGAAGTAGAATTAAAACCGGGAAAACCACCGTCACCAACTACCACTGTATAACTATTCCCAGCGGTCACTGAAAAATCATTTTTGTAGGCCAAAGCACCGCCAGCACCTCCACCAAAACAATCATTAGATGCTCCGCCGCCACCAGAACCACCACCGCCGCCGACGCAAACGACGCTCACCGATGTCACTCCATCAGGGCATGTCCAGCTATAAGTTCCCGGAATTGCGTATAAACTTTCACCTCTAGGCACTTCATCATCTCCCGCTGCTGATAGTAGTTTTGCTGCCGTACTCATGTGACATTACCCCATATCCTGCCCGGCCACAAAGCCGTACCAAGTTGTTCCCGCATCGTGCGTGTAAAATACAAACTGGTCCACTGCGCTTGCGGTGGCTGTAAGTGTAGGGGCTGTACCCCCCGGCCAGTCCACTGCGGCGGGCCATGTGACCGTAAAGCCAGAAGCAGATGCGTCCTGCACGATCTTCAATGTAAACGAAGACGCGCGTCCAGAAGCAACAGGGTTGCTAAACGTGAACGTGGTGTTCTCCGTCAAAGTGTGGCTGAAGTTTGTAGCGGTATCGAGGTCCACTGTTGTGGCGTTGCTAGTCGATGTAACCGCAACGTATTCTTCACCGATACCGCCCTCAAACAGAACTTTGCTACCTGACAATGTTGCCAGTGTTGTGCCGTCTGCTTGGAGACCCAAGTCCCCAGAAGCATCCCCAGTGGCAATGAACCCACCAGTCGAAGTATCGGCGTTTAATGTCGTTGCCATTGTGGTTTCTCCTTATGGTTTCGGATAATCCGCCTTCACTTTCGCGATAGCGTCTTTCCAAGTCGTTGTACCGTTAACTTCGTCCCAGTATAGCATGTCCATCTGCTCTTGCAGAGACGGATACGCCCCCGCCCGGAGGCGCTGATATTCAGTAGCTGCTGCTTCAGCCGCAGCCGTAGCGATCTCAGCTTCCTTGGCAGCACGCTCCCCCGCAGTGTACTTGTCGACGATGATCCACTGCTGAACCCACACGCCGTCTTGCAGCACGGGCGTTGCTTCTTGGGCCTCTTGCCACTGGGCATCGTGACTTTGTGGGTCAGACAGCTTGTAGGTGCCGTACCCAAACTGCGCCAAGGTAGCTTCATCCAGAGGCATGACAAACGACACGTTCGGGTGCCGCAAATCAAAAGCCATCTCGGAGACAGGCCACTCTACAGGCACACCATTTTCAAGTTTAACTAGCATATCTCTTCTCCTTATGGTGTGCCGACATCAGTGGATGGGAAGGTGCGGGTGGCTCCGGGCCATATGATGCGAACGGCTCCAGAGCCACCAGATGCGCCGGGTTTATTACCAAGCTCACTACCGCCCCCACCGCCAAAATTACCGCCATTTCGGGTGTAGTTACCTGAACTACCCCCGACTCCACCTTGACCATCCGCCCCGCCAGACCCACCTAGACCCGGTCCGCTAGAAACTGCTGCGCCGTTCGAACCTAAACCTAATAAACCAACGCCGCCTCCGCCGTTAGCTTCAGCGCCACCAGCGCCACCACCACCTGATCCAGATGTCGCAGTAGAACCACTAGAACCGTTGCCGCCAGCGCCAGAATATCCTGCGGCCCCGCCACCCCCGTCATTCGCCTGACCACCAGAACCACCGCCATCCCCGGCTGTGTTTGTACCGATAAAACTAGCACCATCTCCACTTTGACCGCCTGTGGCTCTGACGGTAGAGGTGCTAGAGAAATAACTCGCACCGCCGTCTATAGAAGTGCCTGAAGGTAACTCAGAAGTAGATTGATATATTCCTCTACCCGCATCGCCCACGACAACAGTGTAACTACTGCCCGGCGTTACCGATATGTTGTTTTTGTAGGCCAGTCCACCACCAGCACCGCCTTTGCGGGCTCCACTAATATCTTGACCGCCGCCGCCGCCGCCAACAACAACAACGCTGATTGAGGTCACACCTGCAGGGCATGTCCAGCTATAAGTTCCGGGAACTGCATATAATGATTCACCTCTAGGCACTTCACCACCTCCTGCCCCAGCTAGGGCCATCATTGTAATATCTACCATCTATCCACCTCATGTGGTATAATCGACAAGGGACGCTCCACGCCACCGCGTACCGCCATCATCGGTGATGAAAATCAAGAGTGACGTCTTGCCAGTACCCAAAGTAGGGGCGCTGTCATTCGGCCACTTTACTGCGGCAGGCCATGTTGCCGACCCGCTCGTCACAGTCAGTTCAAGCGTAAAACCAAAGCTGGTGCCAGAAGTTGGTACGTTGCTAAACGTGAATGTCGTCGCACCGTTGATCGTCTTCGTAAAGTAGTTACCGGTGGAACAATCAATGTCCGATGCGGCTACCGCTGTGACGTTCCCGGTCAGCGGGCCTTCGACGTCTGCGGCGGGGGTTGTTACCCCGCTTGTCCCACTAATTGTTACAGCCATGTCTTGCTCCTTACGGTTTTACTGGCCAATCGGCACCAGATAGATGCGGCCAATTAGCATGAGTTGTTATATCACGAAGCGCCTGACGATAGGTAGTCATTTCAGCCGACATTGTTACATCGGATAACGCAAGGTAATCGGTCTCAGCCAGATTACTGTTGCGGATATCGCGATTGCTCGATGCGATGTTGTCATCATACTGCTGCACTTCTTCTGAAGTCTTGTCAGATAAAGTCCAGCCGATAGTCCAATTGGTTCCGCTTCCTGTAGGGGCTGCGTCTTGCGCAAGGGCTTGTGTACGCTCTGTGTAAGAAGGTTGATCCTCTACAGTAACAGGATACACGCCCCACTCTGCAAGCATTTCATCTGGGATGCGCTTGGGAAATGAGGTGTTCGGATTGTCACGGCGTAGTTGCCCTACGTTGTAGGGGTATGTGTCTACCGTTCCGTTTGTGATTTTGGCGTGCATTTAAGCGCCTCCTTATGCTGGTTCAATGGCAATGTCATCGTTGATGTTTGTACTCTCGGTTGTAACTGTAATGTCGTTTGAGCCATATACAGCGTCTTGGGTGTACCCATCCTCGCAGGTCATAAAGGTTGGAGTTTCGTTGTTAAATGTAACTGTGCCGTGAGAAGCCGACTGTAGGCGGAATGTTTTTCCGTTATCAAGGCTGAGGTTTGTAGTGGCAGGCATGGTGGTGAAGTCAACAGGCAGCTTCATAACTCCCATGCCACCTTGGTAACTATATTGCGTCCACTGAAAGAACGGTATCGCCACGGCAGTTTCACTGCATGACATGGAAAAAGTATAACCTTGATCTCCTCCAGCGTAATGCGTGGTATGCTCTACGCAAAACCATTCATACGCCCCTAAAACAGAGGTCAGATCACTGTTGATTTGCATAACATAGGGTTTGTTATTTCCTGTATGGAATCCAACAACATAAAGGTTTCCATCTTCATTACCTACAAGAGAAGAAGGTCTAAAGTTACCTGTGCTAGATGTAATACGCTTAGTCGCAACATGCGATATTGCGCCTGTGCTTTCATTGACAGTAACTTTGTACAACATTAATTCGTCTGATTGGGTGCGATACCCGCTGACAAAAGTGTTAGAGCCTATCTTTGCAAGGCCTAAACCCTTAACAAGATACTCTGCACCGTATTGATCTGTGCCATCTGCCTTTGGAAACTCGTTACCGCCCGTGTCGAACACGGAGAAAAAACTCCCGACTTCAACTCCTGTAGAAGCGAGTGCGGTTCCAATATAGCCAAGGTTTTCATAGTAGTTGGCGTTTGTTGATCCAATACCTGCTGTTACAAGATAGGATTTATTATCAGTCAGTGCCAAACCCCACGGATGACCTAACCTAAACCCTCCATCATCGTATCTTATATTGCGTTTCCAGCTTTGCGTAACAGTACCGCCACCCGTGTACCCTGATAACTTGCTAAAACCAGACTCAATGTATGAGCTCCCATAACCAAAAACTGAACCAGAATACAAATCAGTGCCATCTGCAAGCAAGGTTCTAATGCAGTTCAGGCTAGATGTACCACCCGAAGTCTGATTAAACTTTATATTCTCGTAAGATGTCCCACCAAATGTGACGTTCACGGGGGAAAAGGAACTAGACACGTTGTAAATAGCTAGGAAACTGGAGGGGTTCCCTGAGCCATTCTTTATGTTATTACTGCCCTTATTATCAAAAGCAAAAGCAATGTTTCCGTCACTTGTTTCAACTACAGCCCCAACTCTAGGATTATCTCCCGTGGCGTTAGTTACTTTACGCTGCACGGAAGAACTACCATCCCCAGCTACTTTCATCATAAAAACGTAGTCGTTTGATGACTGCTCGTAGCCAAAGACAGCGTAGGTAAAACCGTCACTGTGAAGCAGTGAAGTTGCGCTCCGTGCTTCTGTGGCATAACTTGATGGTTGAGTGTAGCGAATAAAAAAAGTATCTCCACCCCCAGCACCAGCAGCACCTAGCTGTGTTATGAATGTAGTCAGGCTCATGCCATTGCATCCCCTGCAAGGAAGCCGTACCACGTTGTGCCGCCGTCGTAGGTCAAGAAGCCAAGCACATCAGTCTCACCACTAGCAGGTGCATCAGGTGCAGTAGCCCCAGCCCAGTCTACAGATGCAGGGTACGTCAGCGTGTGGGTCCCACCAGCTGTCACCTTCAGTACAAAGCCATAGCCTGTCCCACTAGCAGGCGGGTTCGTAAACGTGAATGTGGTGTTACCCGTCGTGCTTAGGACGAAGACGTTGCCAGCAGCGCAATCAATAGACGGTGTAGTCCCTGATATGTTAACCTGCGTCTCAGTGAGTGAGAGAGCTTTGAAATCCCCGCCTACTGTTGCACCGGCAGCAAACGTCGCGCTCTGGTCAGTGCCGAGCGTCAAAGCGGTAGTTGTACCGTTTGTTTTTAGTATCAATGTGCCCGTGGTGTCACCCGTGTTTACGAGCGCTGTGCCAGTAGACGTACCTGCGGAAATTGAACTCATGTTTCTCTCCTTAAATCACGACCCAGCGTTGACCACTGGCAACCGTGACGGTCACGCCGCTGCTAACTGTTACCGGACCAACAGAAAACCCGTTTGTGCCGCTTGGGAATGTGTAGCTTTCGGAAGCTGTGGTGGTGTTCACAAGAATCGCCCCGCCAGCCTCAGTGCCTCCGCCACCAATAGCGCCCCACTCGCCGTTCGCGTAGCCTTCAAAGGCCGCGTCATCTTCGTTGTAGCGAAGCATACCGTTGGCTGCGCTTGGGCGCTGCGCTGTGGTACCAGATGGCATCAACAACGCACTGTTAGACGTGCTAGTCGAAATGTAGTTAGACCCGTCGCCTACGACGCCATGAGTGTCTGTAGGCGTTAATCCGCCAATATCATCTAACGTTGGGAACTGCTGTTGTGCGTCCAGATTTGTCCGCGCCGCTGCAGCCGAACTAGCTCCAGTGCCGCCATCTGCAATAGCCAAGTCCGTAATACCGGTGATCGACCCGCCAGTGATGTTAACGGAACCCATCGCAAAGTTGGTTGTGAGGTCAGCTACAGCCGCGCCAGTTCCAGCACCGTCAGCGTAGATGATCTTAGTGTCACCGTTGGCTACCGTTACATTTGCACCGGAACCCTGTGTGAAAATCGCGCTCTGCCCCGAGTTGTTATACACAAAATATATTTTCTGTGCGTCATTCGGAGAAATAGTGATAGTGTTTGTACCCGAGGGGGACCCCGCTAGCACAAGCAACTTGTACTGTCCGTCAGATAGCGACCCATCCGAAGTAGTCAGCGTGTGAGTGGTGCCGGACAAAGATACAGAACCAACACCGTTGACAACGCGGTCTATGATGTCGAGGTTAATATTTGTTGTATCACCCCACGTCCCGGACTGTTCACCAGTGGCGATCTTCTCAATGCCGGTGTTTGTAGTATAAGTACTAGGCATGGTTTACTCCTGCACGCTGGTATTTGCGCTAATATACACGCATATAACATTTTCATCAACTGTTGTCACGTCATCACCTCTATCCACATTACCGTCTGCCCATCGTCTATAAGTTGCCATGACGGGTTTTGGTCTGGAACTATTTCTCCCCAGACAAGAACTGTACCAATCTGACCCGTTGTAAACACCCCAGCCGGGAACGCTGTAGCTCCTGCGACGATAGCGACAGTACCCACTCGACCCGTACTACTTACCCCGTTTACAGGTACATCGACTTCGATACGGACTGCGACACTACCAACTGCGCCTGTTGTAGCTAGTCCTGTGGTTGGCACGACCGCGCCAGCGTCCACAGTTACACTACCGAGCTCCGTCGTTGTGCTATTACCCGTGACAGAAACATCTGCGTTGGCAGCTACAACGACAGTTCCAACCGAACCAGTAGCCGCTACGCCAGTAGCAGACACATTGGCGTCCGCAGTTGTAGATACAGAACCAACCGCGCCAGTGGCGGAGACTCCGGTCGGAGCAACATTAGCGTTGGCGGCTATAACAACGGTGCCGACCGCGCCAGTGGCCGAGAGCCCTGTAGTAGACACATTAGCCGCAGCGTCGACAACTGCACTACCGACAACGCCAATAGATTCTGCCCCCGTAGGAACAACATTCGCTTTCCCGGTTACAGATACAGAACCAACCGCACCTGTGACTGCAAGCCCCGTGACCGGAACGGATATACCAATACCGACTTCTGCGGTGCCAAGCTCCCCAGTAGCTTCAACACCAACAGCCGCGGTGTTAGCCGCAGCGTCGACAGTCACACTACCGACAGCTCCAGTAGCTTCAAGCCCCGTAGTAGGCGCTGAAACTCCGCCAGTAGCAACAACAGAACCAAGCGCACTCGTAGAAGAGACCCCTGTCAGGGTAACGGTGACCCCTTCCCCCTCTACAACAGATACTGAACCTAAAGAAGCAGTAGCGGAAACGCCCGACACCGTCGCCGGTATCGGTTCACTCCATGCACCTTCAGACCAAGTTCCGCGGCCCCATCCTGTTATGTTAGCCACGGCGGAGCCTCCGTACTAACTTATGCTAAGCGCAAAATAGCGTTAGATGCGTCTGCAGTTGGGAACTGAATAGTAAAGTCACCCGCTGTGGATGTTTTATCCGCGCCGAAGTCAAGTACTGCTACCGCCGGGGTGCCTCCACCTGATTGGTAAATAAGCGCGCCGCGTGCCGTGATAGTTGCGGAAGAGAATGTGGTGTCCGCAAAATCCAAGTACGCTGTGGTACCTGATGTGGTGGGGTTAGTGCTAATAGTTAACGTGTTACCCCCCGCAGTATACCCAGTGCCAGTAACTTCGTTAGATGTAGTGTACGCTGTCGTGGTTGCGTCTAGTGACGCGCTAGATGTGTAGAGCGCGATCTTATACGTTTGTGCCGTGTCGCCACTAAAATCCATTTCTCCATCGAGAAGTGCTTTTTTAAACGATGTACACATTGCCTGCGTGATTGCCATGATGACCTCCTTAGCTTACAGGGTTTTTCGGTTGACCAGAACGATAGGTATCACCCCGAAGTTTACCGTCCCCAAGGTTTTTGAGCAGTCCAATAGATAGAGTAAACATCTTGTTATACATATCTACCATGTCCTGCTCTCCTTTCATAAACCGAATCGCTTCGACTAACGCCCCGTTCAAAAGCGCGGAATCGAACTCATCCCCAAGCCACGTAGTGCCTGCGGTTACAATGGATTCGGGGTAATAGCCATAATGCAGTTCAGCAGTATATGCTGCGTCGGGAGTAGGCCCGACAATGAACGCATCATCGTTAAAGTTTGCGTAGTGCTTGGGTAACCCGGTGCTAGATGTGCTTGGGTACGCCTCACGGATAAAGTTTACATCTTTATCTAGTAGGTACACGTAGTCCCCCACCGCATCTACGATTGCTAAGCTGTACGTGTACAAATAGTCTGACGGCGCAGACAAATATTTGTTGTCTGCGGTTAGCGCCCCGGTTACGTTCTTACGTAATGCGGGTAGCTGAACAGTGTTGTATATCTTCTGCTCGGCCTGTTGAGTGAACATAGCGAGCTGGTCATCGGTGAACGTATTTTCACAGATATCTTGGATATTAGTTTTCAGCTCAGTATAATCCATTGTTTATGCCATTGGCCCTCGTGCATACAGGCCCTTAGTCGCCGCACCAGTGCCACGCACTTTTACGCCTTTAGACTTAGAAGCCTTGTTCATTTTATTGGGCTTTGTAACTTTGCCGCCCTTTTTCATCCGTGTTGTATTGCAGTTCGCCATAGCGTTATCTCCTAAGATGTTATTACAGTAACTTGCCCAACAAATCCAGTGCCCACTAGGTTGTTGTCAACGAGGTTAAATGGGTCTTGTAGGCCCACAGGGCTCCACCCGTATTGGAAGTCACGCGCTGGTATAAGTTCTGCTGTGTCTGGACGGGGGTTACGTAGTGCCTGTGGATCATCTACAGGAAACTCTCCTAGTCTAAGCTGCGGGTGGTCTGGGCTCCAGCAGTCTTCGCAGGCAAGAACGTTAGTGTTACGCCCTTTAACATATAACGCCTTTAGCTCTTTCAGCTTGTAAGAGAACCCGCAGACATCGCATATACCTAACGCTTTCTTAGCTGAAGCAAACCGCGTGCTCATCTAATAACCCCCACGCGCGGTACGAAACGTACAGGAGCCTTTTCACGGTCTTCTTCCGCGGCCAACCTAAACTGCTCTTCATAAGTTGCCTTCAGCATATCAATACGTGGCGCCAATTCTGGGACTTTCATGGCAATGTTGTACGCCAACCCAGCGACCAGACATGGGAGGAAGCGGAAATTCATATCCGCTGTTTGTACACCTGATCCTGCGTCCTCGACACGGCGTAGGCGCCAATACACTAACGTGTAATCGTCGCTCTCTGGCACTGGCCAGACGTTGACCCGTGGGTTGTCCCGTAGGCGTTCGATCCAGAACTGAATAGGGCGCCCAGTGTTCGTTTTGTTTGGGATAGACGCGTACGTGCTGACGCTAATCCGAGATATGGTCAGGTCCTGCTGGGTTGTACCACTTCCTGTACGCACTACCTGCTCAAGCAGATCAATAGTATCCGCAGGTAGGTCGTACTGGCCTACGCCTTGAGTCAGACTGACAGTACCCTCATCAATGGTCCACAAGTTAATGCCACGGTTCTGCCACTCGATAGTCATCAAGTTCATAGAACGACGTGCGGTACGAAGGTCGTACCCAGAACGCATCTCACGGCCTGCACGTTCCCATGCTTCTTCGGCGATCTCCGTGAAGTCCATGTTGAACGCTGTGGTGCCTGATGTCGTCATTTCTTAGTCTTCCGTTTTGCAGGAGAGACGCGCCGTGGTTTACCCGCAGGTTGCCCTAATCGTTTTTTCTCGGTGATCTTCTTACGCTTTTCCGGCGTACTCATCTCACCGCTGGTCTTCGGGGTTTTGCTGGACACCTTCTTTGTAGGCCTACAGTACGGTGTGCCCCGCTTCTCACCTTCTTTGCGTCCGCAAGCCTTGCCAGTGCGCACATCTTTCCAGTCCTCTTTGAACCAACGTTTGAGTGCTGCGCCTTCCTTTGTCTTACGAACGGCCATTACTTCTTCCCCTTGTTGCCCCAGTTCTTAGCGCCAGCCTTACGGCACTTAGCTATGGCTCCAGAGGCATAGGCGGACGGGAAGACTTTATAGCGGGATTTAACCTTGCTATAACACGCGTCTTTCACCGCTCCGCCTTTTTTGTAGTACCTGCGCATCAGGAACCCTTCATTTTCACCATCTTGCAGGGGCGCACTGCACCGCCACGGGCCATACCACAGCCGCGAACTTTGCCGCCAGCCTTCATGCCAGTAAGACGCTTAACGCCCTCTGCGCCATAGTTTTCCATTGGGTCAATGCCGCGTGTGCCTTGGCTTCCGGGCGTGTTGCCAATCATCTCAGGGCGCATTTTAGGGCGCATGGACTGCTTGGGTGCACCACCCCGTTTAGACATCATCTCTTCCATGTCTTTGGGACGCATTTTAGGGCGCATGGACTTCTTAGGGGCGCCTCCAGCTTGATATTTTTTCACGGTTTCACCTTTCTTTGTTTTGTGCTCGCTGTCTTTCATCATTGTCCCGTCAGGCATTTTATGATAGCCAACTTTGCCGCCTTTGTTTGAGCCTTTTGCGGGCATTTTATTCCCCCGTAGTTGGGTTTTCATCTGGGTACGAGAAATAGCCACCTAGCAGTTCCATTTCCGTAAGCTCTTGTTGATACGACTGTCTGGGTCATTTGCCGTCTTAGAGCTAGTATTCTTGGCCTTCATACCCTTCATACGAGAGCAGAAAGACTTCCGACGATTAGCGGCCTTTGACCCCTTCTTGAGCTTACTCGGCTTGGTAGTAACAGCGGTCTTCAGCTTGCTTCCGGGGTTGGCTTTTCGGTAGCTTTCCACACCCTTTTTGTTCAAGCCACCAGACTCGCTCTTACCTTCTTTGCGTGTCCACGCAGGGGACTTCTTAACTGAGCCGCCTTTTTTGTAGTAACACCGCATAGAGCACCTCTAGCTGTAGAACACTGTCATCGCGCTGATGTTGGTCATCGCAGTGATAAGCACATCGTCCTGACACCGAATACCCCAATCTGGGATGTTAACGGAGTGAGAATCTGAAGCTAGGAAGTCAAGATCAAGCACAGTACGCCCACCAGAACCATCGGTGATGGTAAGACGACCTGCGCCACCTGCTGTAGTCAGCACCTGAACCTGCCGGATACGTGCTGGACCTACCCCCAAGGATGCTGCCGCGGTGACTCGTTTTGACTGTACGTCTGAATTAGACATTCGCTATCCCTTCTTTTTTGAAGGACGGCTACGCTTCTTAGCAGGTTTTGTTCCCCACGCCTCATTCACATCAGGTGTAGAAGGGTCGTCTGCTTTAAGCGTACCGTCATCATTTCGAGCGCGAACGGGAGTAGTCCTGATAGGAGACCCATCAGGATATAGTCCACGCCGTGCGAGTTCTTCGGCAGAGGGTGCTTTAAACCTACTCATAACCTAACTCCTTATGCTGCGGCGATTGTGGCACCTGTGTCCGAACGTTTCCAGTCTGTGCCATCAGAAAAGGCCAAGATAGCTGCGCCTGCTGCGCCGTTGGAAACGTACACAAGCGTACCAGCCCCAGCATCAGAAGCGGAGGGGGCGGTTGCAACTGTATATGTTGGAACTTTGATGTCGCCAATGAAACCAGCGGTTGAGGTCACTGGACCTGAAAATGTAGTCGAAGCCATTTTAGTACCCTTTGCATAAGGATTCGCTTTGTAGTCTATGCAACGTCAGGAGGGCGGTAACCTGTCTACAAAGCTGATGTTTGCCCTAATAATGCCAGAATACACTAGGTCTAAACAAAAAGAAAGGGGCTACCGAAGTAGCCCCCCTCAACTCACACGGAACCCGCATGAGGGAGCATACTAGGCTCCGGGTGAACCAAAGATACCAAGCGGATCAGACACACCGAACGAGTAACGTTCGCGCGCTTTATAGCGGCTGTTACCTGTGTCGAAGTCTGCGTCCATTGAAGTAGCCATTGGAGCGCGTGTGAAGTGCTTCAGACCGTTAGGAACATCTGTCATCAGGAACCAAGCGTTGGTATCCGTCAGGTAGTGGTTAACGGTGTAGCCTTCAGGGATCGAGCCGTTTGAGCGCAGAGCGTTCAGGTCGTTATCGGCAGTACCGACACGGCCTTCTGTCTCCAACAGGCGTGTTGCCACAAACTGCAGCGCAGGTGGAATAACCAACTTACGCGGCTGAGCGGCGATAAGCAGGCCACGCTCGTCAGTCCACTGACTGATCTGAATAACGGCGGCTTCAAGCGAAGTCTCGTTAAGATCAGAAGCGACTGCTGGACGGTTCGAGTTAGTTCCGCCAGACACGAGTGGGTGATCCGTTGCGCAAAGCGCTTTACCGTCACCGTATGTGGTGCCAGCAGCAAACGCATTGTTGAGGATCGAAGAGGCTTTAACCTGCTTGGTATACGCCATAGCACGAGCCAACGCTTTCGTATAACGAGCTGACAAAGAGTCATACAAGTTATCCTCGATAGCTTCCTCAGTGATTGAGAAGCCCATCGCGACGGTTTCGTGTGTATAGCGAGCAGTCCATGCTTCTTGAGCATTGTCATACTCAATCGCAGAACCTTCACCTTTAACAGGCGCTGCTGAGAAACCGGATAATTTGGTTTCCTCTTCAAATGACCGGTCTGACGACTCGGTTTCGAAGATTTCAGCGTGCTCTTCGCCATATTTTGCGTACTCCATGCCGAACAGAGCGTTCAGTCCGGGAAGGAGTTCTTTCAGTAGCTGGGCGCGTGAAATAGCCATGTTACATCACTCCTTATACGCCAGTCGTGTTGCTATACTGGTGACCTGCGTTCCATTTGACGTAGGCCTCAGTGTAACCACCCGAGCTGTTTTTCGTTTCCTCAACCAAACCGACGATGCGGAAAGGAAGAGTGTTTGTTGTTGCAGACGTATCGGAGATCGCGCCACGGGAGTTACCCGAAGTAGAATCGCCTGTGTTGTCTACACCAGCGACGTTCGCACCGATGTCTGTCAGAGCCAAGTCACCGATAGTTGTACCCGAAGATACGACGGCGGCTTTGAACAACAGGTCAGTTGCGTCTGCAACGTAGGCGACAATGTCGGACGCAACAGTATTTGCTGGGAACGACTGGCTATACAATTCATAACCCAAGTTTGGATCAGTGTATTTGCAGCCCATGAAGACACCCACAGGTGTCATTGCGGCGTCAAACGCATCGCGCTCGACAGTACCACCGGTGACAATTTTCACGGCATCCCCGAAGAAAATCGTAGTGTTATAACCACTAGCAATCTTCATCGAACGATATACACCCCCTACAAAAGGGGTCCCGCTCAACAGTTTCACCGGAACCAGACCGTAAGGTCCGCTAACAGTAGGATAAGCCATCTTTAGCTCCTATTAAGTTCCGTTACCAAATGTGACCTTCGTTTTACGCTCGTTAAAGAGCGGCATACGAGGATCGTTCTCACGCATGAAGTTGTTGTCCACCGAGTGCATCTGAGACTTAGTTTGAGTATTGTAGTATTCCGTACGCTCCTCAACCAACTCTGTAGGTGCCTTACACAGCATAAGCCCACCAATCACCACGTTATCAGCAAACCGATCGTTTTCGATTGTAACCATGGTAATTTCTGGGTGATTTGCCGCTTTCACGGGTTCCCAACCTTCACGCAGTTTCGAAGAAACGTTAGTGGCGTCGGCTTGACCTTGGGTGCTTACGCGAACCCAGTGAAATTCATATCCATCTTCAGGAGTCGGCGTTGGAAGTGTTTCCGGGCGCTGCCAGCTCCGTTTACGGACGTTTTTATCGCGAGTCTCAAGCTCACGGTTGATACGATTCTCAGCCATTTTGTTTCCTCATGTCTAATGCAACCTGTTTGGCGTACTGTTGCGGGGTAAGTCCAAGCCTCTTCGCGATCTGCACTTGGGTTCTAGTTAGTGTCACCTTCTTCGGCGCAGTACTGCGCGTTGCTGGTGCTACAACCTGTGCTTTACGCTTCGGCTCCGGGGCCACCTCGACTTCTGTTTCGTCTCCCTCGAACTGATCTGGGAAGACCTGACGCATACGAGAATTAATCTTCTCGTAGTATTCACTCTCTTGAGGGCTGATGCCCTCTTTGACGAGTTTGTTATGCAGCCCCAGCGCAAAACTCGTCATCTCATCGTCTGATCCGAACCAAGGATTATCAGTTTTCCAATCCAAGGCCCGCTTGTCGACCTGTGGAGCCGGGGCGGGTGTAGATGCTTCTGGTGCCGATTGTACAGGCGTTTCGTCTTCCTGTAAAGTTGGTACCTTGATGTTTGCTAACCTATCGAGCTTAGACTTAGCATCGGAGAGCTTTTCTTGCGCTTCGAGCACAGCGTCTGCGTCCCCAGAGTCATAGGCGGTTTTGTATGCAGTTTTAGCAGAAGTTAGCTGCGTCTCTGCATTCTTCTTTGCCTGTGCGATAAGAGCCGTTTGACTCTTTGTGCTACTTGTTTTGAGTTTTTTATTCTCTTCCAGTAGCTGCTGAGTGACGCGCTCCAATTCTTCTCTAGCGCGTAATGCCTCTTCTTTCGCCCGCCGTTCGTCATGATACCCCTTACTAAAGTGCTTGATGCGTTTACGAACCTTATCGGAATAATCTTCCAGTTCTTCATCAGTAACTTCTTCAGGTGGATCGGATGGCTTGCGGTTACGATCTGCTTTCGGCGTATCGTCAACAACGTCTACGTCAAAGTCATCATCGTCATCAGCGGGCTTCTTAGCCTTCTGCTTAGGTGTTTCTTCCACATCTACTTCGACTTCGCCCTTTTTAGCTTTACCAGAACGATTCATTGGCTCCGCGGACGAGGGTTCAATCTCGATGTCTACTGTCTCTTCCTGATTATCAGGAAACTCGTATTCTACTTTTTGAAACGGCATTGTGCATCTCCCTATGCGCGTGTGATACCCCGAGGATCAGCCACGACTGCCTCAATCGAATCGTCATTCATCAAACGGTACTCAGTACCCCCGATGGTAAACCGTGTGCCAGAGTTCATGCGGAACATCACATAGTCTCCGGTCTTACACCAAGGGCCATCAGGAAACCGTGCTTCATCTCCATAAGCATCATTGCCCATATCCACGACCAACCCGATAATAGACATGATGTGATCTCTGCCACGTTCAGAGTCGGTTTTAAGGATACTTGTTCCCTCATAAGTGTCCGCGACCTGCGGCAAAGCGATGAGCAGGCGGTAGCCTACTGGTTTAGGGAGTTGTTGTTCAAACTCTTGTTCTTCGCTGATTTTAACTGCTGCTTTAGTCATCGTTGTCATCCATATAGTTGCGCGAGAGGTCTTCGATGTAAGACTTGCTGGCTTCGAGACCCCGAATTAAGCCAACAATTTCCCTGTACGCGGCGTAGTCCTTTGGAGCACCCCCGGTCAGGTATACTTGTGCGGACGAGATTTGCTCGTCGATGTTATTTGTAAGCACGTCAAAGACGGTTTTTGCCATATGTTATTCACCTTCTCCTCTAGGTTTTTTCTGTGTCAACCTCGCCATTTCCACGGCGGTCTTGACTTGCGCCTCACGGCGCGCTCGGTCCATCTCCACACCTTTTACTTCGGCGTCGATAGCGAGTTCGGTTTTATCAATGTTGATTTCTTCAGCCTTCATCATAGAATCTGCAGCTGCCTTAGCTTTCTGCAGTTTGAGCTGTTCATTACGTAGCGCGGCGTCTGTTTGGTCTTTCTGAGA